GTTCTACAGGAAGGAATGTTTAAAGCTATGCAACCAGTATTAGACGAGGTCATACCGATTGCACTTGAAGCACCACTCTATTCAAACGTATTACAAATGGCTGGACGTGTAGATTGTGTTGGAATATTCAACGACCAGTTAAGTATAATAGACTTCAAAACCAGTGCAAAATTCAAAGAGGATTATATGGCAGAAAGTTGGTTTATCCAAATGACTGCATATGCAATAATGGTTGAAGAACTTACAGGTCAAGCAATCGAAGAGATTACTGCACTAGTAGCTATCGAAGGACATAACTCCTTTCAGATATTTTCTGCAGACCCACTTGACTATGTTGATAAACTAAACGACTTACGAGTCAGATATAAAAACGTATACGGAGTATAATATGAGTGAAGTGAAAGAATTTAATTTAGAAGGAGATTGGAATTGGAATAAGATAATCTCTAATGGTGATGAGTGGATTGAGTCTCAAGCATACGATAGTGCTTATGATAATCTACTAGAGTATCTTGCAATCGATAGTGAGGAAGATGTGACAGAAGAAGTGTTAGATAAAGCAGACCATCTCATAGATTACCTAACAACACCTTATGCAGAAGGTGGTCTCGGTGTTCATGACACTAGTCCAACTTACTATGCATACTATAGTATAGTTAGGAATTGGAGAGACAACTTAGAGTATGGGTATTAAGATGATTGAAGTTGGAAAAGAATATCATATCTACCCAAAGTTTAAAAAGTCCTACACTGAACGTGAAGTGTTTAAGAACAATGACAACGAAGATAGAGTAGTCATTGAAGCACTATGGAGAAGTGGTGTATATATCGTTAAGATTACTAACGAGGAAGAGAAGGAACAACTAGAAGCATATCTTTCAGAAGATGCAACTGGTGACATGGAGCCATGTGAGTTCGAAGAGAATGAATTTATAGAATCGTTTGACGAGTGTGGACGTGACTATTATATCCACCTTGCAGAAGGTAGTGAAGCAGACGAAGACGAAATGCAAGAACTACTTGAAGAAGAAGGACATGATTGGTTATGGGAAAACAACTATGACTCATGGGATTGTGAACACTTCTTTGGACTGCCTTTAATTGCAGACGAAGTAGACCCCGATAACAGATACAACACAAGGTTTTAATATGATTACCCGTAAAGAATTTTCAGAACAAGTAGAACGTTTAATAGTCAGAGGAAGGGGTGCAGATATTATGTCTGCAATTGTAAAAGTTTGTGAACTAAACAATGTAGAACCCGAGTCTGCAAAGAGGTTATTATCTCAACCTCTTAAAGAGAAACTAGAAGCAGAAGCAGCTGGTCTCAATTTAATTAATAGAGGTAAGAATCCTAAAGGAACAATATCCAGTTTCTTTTCAGACTAATAGGAGTTATTATGAAAAAAGGTGATATAGTAGCAGTAGTTGCTACAAGTGGTGAGTATGTTGGTGAGTTGGTTTCTAGTAAACCAGTGACACTTGCAAACCCCAAAATGATTGTCAACACACCCGAAGGAGGAATGGGTTTCTCTAAAGGTGTTGCAGTGACAGGTGAAGTAAATCCAACTGAAATGATTTTCGGTTCATACGTCTTTATTGCTAAGTGTAATAAAGAAGTGTCGGAAGCACACTTGACTGCAGTAAGTGGTATCGAAATTCCAAAGGAAAAGAAGATAATAACTTAATGACAAGTCGTGAAGGATATGATGCATACACTCTTTATCTTGGAATAAAATTACATTTCCATTCTAAAGATTATGACTTTATCAAATATAATGGTAAAGTCAAAAGTGATATAAACTCATTTCTTAAACGGAAGGACAAATACCATTTTGGTAAATTGTTCAAAACCCACAAACAAGAATTGCAAGACTTTTACATTGCAAACTTGTCTCTGAAAGACTTATGGGCGGGAGACCTACTTGATAACGAGTGTGTCAAAGTCTATAAGGACTGGAAGAATAGAAATCAGAAACTAGCGTATCTTTTTGAAACGGAAGTTGCTGATTTACTTCGTAAGAGGAATATTAATAAAGTGTTAGAAGTGAAAAACGGACAACACCCTATACTCTTAAAAGAGTTCTTAGGTAAAAAGATATCCCTCGAGACGATGTGTATTTTAGATGAAATCATTGGTTATACTAATGATTGGGAACGATTGATTTCAGAAAACTTAGTCTATCCCGATATACAGAATAAGATAAACAAATACAAATCTTTTGTATCTGTAGACATTAAGAAGTATAAAGGGGTATTGATTGAGTTGTGTCAATAGATTCTAAGAAACACTAAATACGAATGTCGATTAGAAACCCTCTTGTATTCTTATACGAAAGGGTGTATAATAGACATATACAATGCTAATAAAATGTTAATACAATAGGAGAATACAATGTCAACATCATTAGATAAACTAAGAGCAGCCATGGAAACGGCTTCACCTACAGAAGGTGCTAAAAAATCCTACTCAGACGACACTATGTGGAAACCCGAACTAGATAAAACTGGTAATGGTTATGCCGTGGTTCGTTTCTTACCTACTCCCGATGGAGAAGAGATGCCTTGGGTATCATACTTCGACCACGGGTTCCAAGGGCCAGGTGGTTGGTATATTGAGAAGTCTTTAACGACTCTTAATAAACAAGACCCTGTCTCTGAATACAATTCAACGTTGTGGAATACAGGTATCGAAGCAAATAAAGAGATTGCACGTAAACAAAAAAGACGTTTACATTATGTGTCAAATGTCTATGTTGTTTCAGACCCTAAAAATCCCGACAATGAAGGTAAAGTCTTCAAATACAGATTTGGTAAAAAAATCTTTGAACAACTCAAAGAAGCTATCTCACCTGCGTTTGATGACGAAGCTCCAATCAATCCTTTTGATTTGAGAGAAGAAGGTGCAAACTTTAAAATCAAAATCAGAAAAGTAGACGGATACTGGAACTATGATAAATCAGAGTTCGAAAGTCCTTCACCACTTTTTGATGATGAAAATAGGTTGAATGAGATAAATAATTCAACATATTCTTTATCAGATGTAATTGCACCTAGTGAGTTCAAGTCTTATGACGAACTAAAAGAGAAACTCGATAGAGTTCTCGGACTCACTGGAAGTGTATCAACTGCTACTGCAGAAAGTGTTGCAGAAGACCTAGACGAAGTGCCTTGGTCAAATGTAAACACTGAAACTGTTGCAGAGGAACCTGTAATCGCATCAGCAGAATCTACTCCACAAGTGGAAGAAGATGACGCGATGGATTACTTTAAGAAATTAGCTTCTGATAGTTAATTTCTAAACTGGGGTAGTCGTTTAATTCATTATGAATAACACTGAAAGGACGACTACAACACTAAGGTCGTGGACATGGGGATACTTAGTAAGGGAAAGGTCAATAGCATAAGCGGATTGGTCGGTGAAGAACGGGTTGCTGTAAGGCGTGGGGTGACTTCACACTATTTAAGATTATTATGAAAAGTGAATATTATAAAAACATTCTACCATGGAATGAAAACGAAAGGGTTATTGACCAGTTTGGTTGGAACCCACAATCAGTTATCACTCCAACTAAATCGTCTAAGAACAATTGGGACGATGCATACTTAACTGCATACGAAGAGAAGAGAGGAGTTTGTCCTCGTCTTCCTAATGGTTTAATGATGAGTGAGTTTCATGCTGGTTTATGTGAGAACATAGTTCACTATTGGTCTATGGTTGGTGATACAATCGTTGACCCATTTGCTGGAAGAATGACACGTGCATTTGTGTCTGCTTCATTAGGAAGAAATTATTACGGGTATGACGTATCTTCCGAAACAGTAGGAAAAGTTAGAGAAGAAATGGGGAGACATTCCTTTGACGGAGACTACGATATTATAGAGAGTGACGGGTGTGAAATGAAACATACCGATGACGAGTGTGCAAACTTAGTTATGACTTGTCCACCTTATGGTGATATCGAAAGATATGAAAGTGCAGAGGGTCAGTTATCCGACCTAAGAAAGTATGAAGACTTTTGTGAAAGGATACAAGTTTGTGGAGATAACATAGAACGAGTTTTAAAGCCAGGTGGTTTTGCAGTTTGGGTTTGTGGTGATTGGAGAAGAGACGGAGAATACAAACCTTTTCATTCAGATACTATAAATATGTTCACTAAGTCGGGTCTGAAATTACATGATATAATTGTAATGAAGAACGACACTATATTTGCAGCCTTACAAGCAGGTAAGTGTGCAAGTAAAAGATACACTGCAAAGGTGCATGAATTCATCTTAGTGTTTCGTAAAGAGGGGGAACTAGAGTATAGTTCAGATACAATAAAAAACAGAGAGGAATCTTTAGAACAATTTTTCAAATAATATGCCAAGTGTTAAACCAAGAATAAACCCAAAGAATAGAATGGAAGAACCATTCGATAAAGTGTTAAGACGCTTTAAAAAAGAATGTGAGAATAAAGGTATAGTGCAAGAGTGTAGAGATAGAAAGTATCACGAAAAACCTAACGACACTAGGAATCAAAAGAACCAAGAGTTAAAAAGAAGAAAGAAACTCAATAAGAAAAAAGCATTATTAGAACAGAATCGTAGAGTTAGAGGAGTTAGGTGAGAACAAAAAGAGAGAAACGAATCATAAGACAATTTCTTATCTCTGCAGTTATAGGGATATTAGGATTGATTGGTGCAATCTATATCTATTTAAATTTTCAACCACCATTAACCACACCTAAAGATTATATTGATTCACCCATACAGGAAACAGCAGAAGAAAGATACACATGAACTGGCACGGAGGAAAAGGTTCCAAAAGAAGGAACTCAGACGATAAACTCTACTCAGATAACTGGGAGAAAATCTTTGGCAAACCTAAACCCGAAGTCTCTGTTCGTAAAGAGACACCTACCCATGGACTTACTCAAGTTCATAAAGATAAAACGAAATTAATCCCTCGTAAAGAGAAGTATAAAACTATTTAATTACCAAGCTGGAACTGGAGATAACTTACTTTGTGTAGGTTCGTCATTAGAGGTCTTAGGTGCATTAATATTGGTATAAGTTTGTCCACTGTTGTTGTTAGTGACATTCGACATAACATTTGAATTGGTTGTTGTGGTTCCACTTGCAGAGTAAGATTCCATTCTTTGACCTTTGATATTATTACCAGTGTTTGGATTTCCAGCTGCAGTTATTTGTGCTTCAGTATATAAGCCAGGATACTTAGCATTGTGTTCCATCATTCTTTGTTGAAGTTTATTGTATCTTTCTCTCTCTACAATTAACTCGTTAGCAACCTGTGACATTTCCATAGACATTGCAGAACCCGACGCAGGTTCAACATATTTTGGGTCATTCTTAGACCTTCTTTCTTTGTTCACAAGTTTCTCTTCAGACTGTTCCATTTGTCCTTCGATTCTTTCTTGTTCGGTAGTTCCCATAACTTTACCAGCAAGACCTTTCATCTTTTCATACCAAGACAATTCTTTAGGGACACCTTTGTCAAGTCTAATCATTGCTTCTGTTAGTGTGTCTATTGCTTCTGAGAAGTTATTAAGGTTCTTGGTTGAAGGTTTTAAATCCTTAAACATAGAAATTACATTACCAACACTACCTAAGTTTTTGAATGCTTCACCTAAGTCAAGTAGAGGTTTCATATTTACATCTTCTAAACCTTTTGCAAACTCAGTGACTTTTTCCATTGGTGATTTTGCACCAAATAAACTTCCTAAACCTTCCATTAGACTTCCTAATAGACTACCACCAGTCATTGCTACTAGACCAGCACCGATTGCAGCTAATCCAGCACCGACTGCTATGAGGTTTAATCCGTCAACTTGACTTAACTGCATTATGTCTGGCACAAAATTTCCGAATGCATTAGCAGCTAAGTCGGCTGCATATGCAAATGGAATTAAGGCCGCACCTAGTAAACCAATTGCAAGAGCTCCTAGTGCAATTAGTGGAACAAAAGTGCCTAGTATTGCAGCTGCAACACCTAGTGTTATTAATGCAGCTGCAATAACACCTATTGTTCCCAGTCCAACGTCTTTCATTAAGTTAAGTGAAAATGCAAGTGGAACCATTGCAGCTCCAAGTGCTAAAACGGCTAATGAACCTTTTAACATTGCACCTGTTGACCTTCTTAACATTTTTGCAAGTAGAACTAATCCAGTCATTGCAATTAGACCTTTACCCATTTGTTTAAAGTCTACACCATTAAATTGTTTTAATCCTATTGCAAGTAGTCCTACTGAACCTCCTAATAGTGCCATAGAGACTGCACCTTTAAGAACTTTACTATCTCCAAACTTCTTAACACCTTCTGCAATACTTTTTAGGAATCCACCACTCTTACTTCCTTTAGAAGGTATGATTGATTTATCTGCAGTCTTAGGGAGTGCCTTTGCCATTGCACCTTCTTTCTCACCCTTCTTACCACCGAGTATACCCGAGAGGAATCCTTTACCTTTAGATTTTTTCTGAGACTTATCTGCAGACTCTTCTCCTCTACTAAAGACACTAGTAATACCATCAAGTGCAGGCCCGAACTTCTCTTTGAATTTTTTCACGGGACTACCCATGAATTCTCCAATACCTCTCATTACATCACCGAATGCATTTACCTTTTTAGTAAAGGTGTCTGCCATTCCGAGTAAGTCAATACCTATTAGTTCGTCTAGTCCTTCACTGAACTTAGTCATTCCTTGGAAGTCAGTAGTCTTCTCTAATTGTGTTTTATAATCTTCTGTAAACCCGTCTAACTTAGTTTTTCGTTCTTCAAGTTTTTCTTTTTCAAACTCTAAACCTTTGTCATACTTGTCATTAACTATTTTTTGTGAGGCTGCATTCTCTTCTTCAAACTTTGCTCTTGCTTCATTGAATTCTATTGCATTAAGTTTTCCACTTTCGTATGCCTTTTCAGCTGCACGGAATGTCTCTCTAGATTCTTTGGTTTCTTTTAGATATGCAGCTTGTTTGTTCTTTTCTATTTTATTAACAGTTTCTTGTGTTTTGTTAAATGACTGTTGTGCAATTCTCATTCCAGTAAAGTTGAAACCAGTTTTAACTCCGTCAACTTCCGTTGCAAAGTTCTTTTGCATCATTTCAGCTTCTTTTGCAGAGAGTTCTACACCACTCATGTATTTGTCAACTATACCACTAAGACCTTTTAACTTCTTAGTTGCTAATGCACCTTTAAAGGTATCTTTACTAGACGCTCTAAAGTCTGCAGTAATCTTTGCAATCTGAGGGGAAGCCTCTTCTAGACTCTTAATAATTTTTTGAAATCCAGGCTTTAACTCGGAGTTAACGTCCTTTATTTCTTTTGCAAATTCCTTTCTCTGTTGCTCTATAGTTTTGTCATCAGCCATTTATGTTATGTCCTATTTACCACCAAATGCTTTACCAGCTTCACTGATACCAAATGCACCAAGTGTCACTACAACAAATGATGTGTAGATTGTTTCTGAAACTTTTAAATCCATATCAAATAATAATGCAGTTAGTAGGTCTGTTATACCAAACACTACCATTAAAAAGAAAGAGATAAATCCTATAATAGATTTCTCATTTATGTCATTGTCATCTAAAAACAAATCCATTACTTTTCTTTTAGGGGGTTCTAATCCAGCACGTGCTTTCTTAGCTTCCTCTTGCATTTCTTTAATGTTGTCTTCTTGTTCATCGAGTTTATCGATAAGTGCCATGTATTTCTCTAAGGAAATCTCTACTTCATTAGTTGACTTATCTTTTTCTTTGTCACTCATAATACTATCCTTCTTGATTATCTACGAGACTTTGCGTTCTCCGCCTGTTGTCTCTGTTTTTCTTCTTCAAGATGTTGCATGAGAAGTTTAATGTAAATTTCTCTTTCCCAAGGAATCATATTATCTAATTCAGTTAATGAATACTTGTGGTGTTGCATTAACTGAAAGTTAGTGTTATAATGATTGAACACACTTTCATGAGAAAGAGCTATTAAAAAAAATTCTGTATTCCTTCTAGCTTCGTCTTGTTCTCTTCACTACAAGTTTTGCAATTCCACTCTACTGTTGCATTAAGTTTTGGTAGTTTATCATACCAATCACCTAACACTTCTAGTTGAGGGAAAGTCAATGATTCTACAAATTCATTTATCTCAACACGAGTTAAATCTGCACCTTCATAAACCTGTTCTTCATCAAATATGTTTACTATAGATTCTTTAATTAGTTCTACCGACTGATTGGACTCGTCAAGGTCTTGTATTTTCTCGACATGTTCAACTGTTGGGACACTAAGTGTTAAACCCACCTTATCAGTAATCATGACTTCTTTTGCTTCGGGAACTTCACCATCTACTTGTATCTTGTCGAGATGTAGGACATAATCCTCTGTCTCTGAACATTCAGGATTTCCACAAGGGAACATTAATTTTGATGTTTCCCCTACAGAGACTTTCCTAACTTGAATGAATAACCATTCTAAGTCTGTAGTTGGTAAGTTCTCAATAACAATTTTGTCATTGGTCACTGCTTGCAATAATTTTTTAACGGATTGCATAGTCCGTTTTGCATCTTCACCTTCCTTAGCTTGAACTAAGATATTCTGTTCTTTAACTAGAAATGGTCTGTATTCTATTGTTTGACCACTTATAGGAAGAACTGTCGTATATGTCGGTGTTGCCTGTATAGGTAATGCCATTATATTTTCCTCACTTAATAATAATTACTAACCACCCCCACCAAAACCACGGATTGTTCGTCCTAGGTTCCCAGCACGGGTAAGTTGTGTTTCTGCAGAACTTAACTTAGTTAAGTATTCTCCAGCCTTTGGACTAAACCTTGAAGCAACTTTGAGAGTATCAAGTGTTGCATCTAATAGTCCACGTCCTGTATTTATACCACTAGAACTACTTGCATCATTAGTCATTGGTTCTATAACTCGTGGTTCGTCTGTATTTTCAGGATACGAGATAACAAAATCTGAATATGCCATATCTACTGAAAATTTTAATAGGGGTTCTTGACTGTCTGCATCTAATGACATTTCTGCATAACTCAAAGGATATGCATTAAAGAATTCATATCTCATAGCAGGAGAACCACTTATTCTTAATTGTTCTATTTGTATTTGTCCAGCATATTCTTCGTAATATTTCATAACTGGTTGACGTAGTGTTCCTTGTGTTCTTCCGTCTGCAGATTTAGATAATTCTGCTTCATATATTGATTGTTGCCATTGTTCAAAAACGATTCTATCTAAGAAACCACTGGTGCATACAAACTCTAAAGTAATAGAATCTCCATAGTCTATTGTCCCATCAGGGATTTCTCTACTACCCGACCAACCTGTATCTTCAGAGTTTGTTCCTAATGATATTCCAGGCAAGGTTGCAGACACACACCTAAAACTATGACCCTTGTCTAGTTTACCAAATGGTGAGTTTGTAATTTCTACATTGAATCTGTTAGCTCTTGCACCTTGGTCAAAGTGTGATAGTAATTGATTTATTTCTGTCATGTAAATTTCCTTCTACTTTCTGAATACACTGTATTGGCATTCACTGTAAATTTTTGCATCGGCAACATTGCAACCAGTTCCCAATATTGAGAGGGAACTAAACTGAATTGACTTCTGATTTGACTGTAGAGATACTCTTTTAAACAAGGTCTAAAGTATTTCAATCGAGATACAGATTTTAACAAATCGTAAGTCATTCTAAACCTCGTAGATTCGTCCATGTTTGTGTTGTTTAAATACTCAAACATTTCGTTTAATAGAATCATTCTATAACGAGGTGCAATGTAATGTAAGTTAAGACCTATGAACCCTGTTGCATATTTTCTAATAGGAACCACTAAGGGAAACTTATCAAAATATGGTAGAGTGTCCTTATGTAATGCATCGTAATAATACATATACATTTTACCTAACTCTAAAGTGGTGACTACTTCACCTTCTCTTAGTGCTTGGTCTTGTCTAATTCTAATGTCTCTTACATTATTTCTAAACCAATCAAGACTGTCTAGACTTCTCCTTTGCAATTCAGCGGGAGATTCATTATCAAGTTTTTCAAATAGACTAGTCATTGTCTATTATTTATGTTTTTAGAAAGTTTTTATCACTTTAAATTTGTCACATTCCCATATCTTTTCTTCAAAGGGTATGTTGAAGATATGTTTAAAGTCTGTATATTCAAATATCTCATTGTTTTTCATATGAATGTTCAAACATTCTGTATTATCCATAGAGAAAGCCTCTTCAATCTTATTAGTTTCTGCAACACCAAATAGTCTAGGTTTTTTGAAGTTAAAGATTTCAGATTGAATACGTATTGCCATACCATAAAAATGTGGTCTATCCTCGTCTACATGCCATTCTAAGAGGGGTTTTTCTGTAAAACCACCTTTCAATGAACCATGTTCAGGCATGCCTTTTATATCAATCCATTGTGGTCTATCAACTTTGAATTTACTCTTCCATGTTTCATAATCAATTATTTCATGTTCGGGAAATACTTCGGTCTCTTCACAATCCCATAAGAAAATTTCTTGTTCTCTCATATCACCCAAGAGCATTGCATATTGTCTAATAGAGCCTGGGTGAAAGAAGATATCTCCAGTGGGTCTTACCACACCTTGGGGACAAGAATACCAACCCCCTTCTCTCCAAGTTTCTACAAGATATCTACATTTACTTGCATGAAAAAATGCATTGTCTCCAGTCCCTTCTAATCTTTTCATGTTCTCTTCATGAGAGTCAATCTTCCATGGTTCTAAGTCTGCATATTGACACAATCCCTTTCCATAAATGTTTAAATTCATAGCAATACTATTCCAATATTTCTTAGGTGCATCTAAGACATCTCCAAACGTCATTAGTTTAGGTTTAGATTTCAATCTGATTTCATTGAATATAGTTTCAATCTTATCGTAATCACTTTGTTTTTCTAAATGTATTAATGGGGTCATTGTGTATTTCTCCTAATTATTTCTTCAACTCGTTTTAAGTCTTCAGGTGTGTCTACCGAGTATCCCTTGTCTTCAACTTTTACCATTCTAACTTTATATCCATTCTCTATAAATCTAAACATTTCTACCGATTCACTTTTCTCTAAATCTCCAACTGGAAGTGTGGGGAAGATTTCTAAGAACTCTCTGTTAAATGCATAGAGACCTAATTGTTGTTTAACAATTGTCTCTTCCTTTTGCACGTATGGTATACTTAGTCGTGAATAATATAGTGCATTATCATATGTGTCCGTCACTACTTTGACTACATTGTTATCATGTCGTTTTTCAGAATAGAAATTAAGTTCAACATATGCATTAGATACACTACCTAGTGTATGAGACTCTACTAATTTGTCAATAGCTTCAGGGTCAATCAGGGGTTCGTCTCCTTGTATATTAACAAAAATATCTCCTTCAATATCCTTAATTGCCTTTGCACATCTATCTGTTCCAGTAAAACAATCACCATCAACAATCAAGCACTTCATGCGCATGGATAAACAGAAGTCATAAATATCACTATTATCAGTTAACACTATAACACTAGCAAGTGATTTTGACTGCATAGATTGATTGTATACTCGTTGAATCATGGGAATTCCTGAAATCATGGCCAGTGGTTTCCCTTCAAACCTACTTGAATGATATCTTGCTGGAATTAATCCAACAACTTTAGTAGTTCTATCGGATTCTGTATACTCTTTTCGCATTTTACATTACCATATCCATAACTTGCATGGACAAAATCTATCCCAGCTCTCTCAGCTGCTTGTCTATCAACGTCCATATCACCAACATAAAGTGTATCACTTGGGTCAACATTGCAGAATGCACAAGTGTAAAGTAGTTGGTCAGGTGAAGGTTTACCTCTCAGTCCATGTTTAGGAGAACAGACATAATCAAACTTTGCAATTTTTTCTAGTATTTTGTTTGTTCTATCTATATCTTTAGAGGTGCAGATTGCAATCTTATGTCGTTTTACGACTGTAAGTGCAACAAGTAGTTCATGGACACCTTCAAATATCTTAATTTGGTCTAATAGTTCAATAGAACTGGTGTCATATGTCTTTTTTATCGTAGAAGTGTATTCTATACCCAAATCTTCTATGATATCCTTAAAAGGACGACCAATTCTCTTCTCATATTCCTCAAATGGAACACTTATATCGTGTATTTGACACGTTTTTTCCCACGACAGTCTCATATTTGATATAGAATCTATCAAAACTCCGTCTAAATCGAACATTATTAACTTTTTCATTTTACTAAATGGTCTTCCGTCAATATTCTGAAACCATATTTTCTATCTTTGCAGTATTCACTTGCAGCCTTGAACTTTGCTTGGTTGACAACATAGGTTGCAACTTCATTTAAGTATCTTTTGGTTCTTCTTATGGGTTCCTTTGGTGGTTTTAGTTGTTTCTTTGGTTTAACTTCTATGATTTCTCGTATAGATTGACCTTTTGCATTCACATACTTTATATAGAAGTCGGGAAAGTATCTATGAACCTTTTTATCTACAGGTGAACGATAAGGAATGATTATTTCTTCACTTCCCCACTCAATGATACTAGGATTATTGTCACAATAAACCATAAATCGTCTTTCCCATAAGGAACGATAGATAATCTTTGTTGGGTCGCCTCTATATTTTTTATAGTTCTTTGGTTTAAACTTACCACTATAACTTTTTCTAGACATAAATAACACTAGTAATCATAATTTTAAGTATTTAGGTTTAAAAATCAATGGCATCTATCAACAAACTATTAGACAAAGTAAATCAAGCAACCAGTGCAGTTAAATCTCTAAAGGGGATTAAATCTAAACTCGAAGGTAAATCATATAAAGGAACATATGATAAAGACATGCTTGAATCAGAAAAAGCAAAGGCAGAAAAATTATTAGATGACAGACGTTCATCATTACAAGCAAATCTAGATGCATCTAATCAAGCTAGACAATCTGCAAGAAAAGTTCCTCTTACAAAAACTAGAGATTTACAATATCCTCTTGAAGCATTAGACTCATATATTATCTTTACAACTAGACCAAGAAAGAAACGAGAAGGAACAAAAAGTAATGAAGGTAATAATAAAAACTTATTGTCAAGTGAGAATGTTGCAATCGCATTATATGCACCCGAAAGTATAGACCAAGATGCAGACGTTAGTTGGTCAACAATGGAAATTAGTGCAAACAAAAGAAATCTAATTAATTCCTTTAAAGGTGAAACAGGTTTTGGTCAAGCATTTGAAGAACTAGTTCAAAGTGGATTAAATAAAATAGCTGATACTGCAACTGGTGGAATATCAAATTTCATGGGAGGTAAAGCAAAAAACCCTATGGAAGAACAAGTGTTCGAAGGTGTTTCCTTTAGAGACCATTCTTTTGATTATGAGTTCTATCCTAAAAGTAAAGATGAAGCAGTAATGGTAGAAGACATATGTTGGACATTTAAAACTGCAATGTTGCCAGACACTTATGGTGCAGCTGAATCAGACGGAGCTGCAGAATCTTATTTCAACTATCCTAATATTTTTGATATCACTTATGAAGGACTTATCAACGAACACTTTGAAGACTATTTACCTTGTGTATTGACAAGTGTAAGTGTCAATAACTCAACAAAAATGTTTGCAGATGGTTATCCTGTAGCAACTGAGTTGTCTTTATCATTTACAGAAATCAAACTTCTCACACAGGAAACATATCAGAAAATATCTAAGTCAGGTAAAGCAAAAGATATTGGTGAGGGTTCTGCTTCACTACTAGACCAACGAACAGGTGGATAATAATGGCTACTAAATTTTTCAAAAACTTTCCCGACATACAATACACTTTAGATAGTGGACGGGTTATCAATATTAAAGACTTCTTTAGAAAGTCTAAAGTAGACCAATCTGCAGTTAACAGTGTAATAGAATATGAATACTTTGAACTACAGGAAGGAGATAGACCTGATGTAGTTGCAACCAATCTTTATGGTGATTCAGATTTACACTGGACGTTCTTTCTAGTTAATGATTGGAACAACTACTATGAGTGGTGGAAAGACAATAGAAGTTTTGACCAATATATTAAGACCAACTATGGTGGTAAGTTTCTAACTGCACATCAGAAATCAGATATCGTAAGTGCAACAGGTAAGTTTCTTCTAGGGGAATCTGTATCTTGTTTAAGAGATAGTGTTCTTCATAAAGGAACAATAACAAGTGTAGAACCTCAGTGGTCAAGAATAGGTATAGAGAGTGGTGACTTTAGACAAGATGATGTTATCACGGGTAATATCAGTGGTCACACTATGACCATTAAAAATTCTATTAATCAAACAGACGGAACTGCATACTATTATGATGTAAATGGAAACAAATCAAATACCTTTGTTAATGGTATGTATGAAAAAACAATATATGATAGTGAATGGGAAAAGAACGAAAAGAATAGAAGTATCAAAATTATTAAACCACAATATATCAGAAGGGTAGTATCAGAGTTCGGTAAAGTAATGTCATCATGAGCAACTTAAAAGCAGGTGAGTTTTCGGTTGAGGCACTAGCGATTGTTAACCAAGAAGGTGATTCAATTGATGTGACCGACCTAACATTGGGAGTAGAACTCTTTGAGTCTATCTATAATAAATTCTGCACGGGTAATATAACTCTTTTAGACGGACTTAATCTTTTAACTAACTATCGTTTTACTGGACAAGAATACATTCGTGTTTCAATCAAACAGAAAGAAGGTCTTAATCAAGAACCCGAAAAGAAATTCACTATCGACAAAACATTTAGAATCTATAAAGTATCAGATGTCAAAAGAGCAAGAGAGGGAACTCAAGTATATAAATTAAGTTTTTGTGACCCAAGAATGTTCTTTGTAAGAAGAAAAAGAATGAGTAAGGTTATGAGAGGTTCTTATGACAGAATGTTGCAGAATGCATTGATAGAAGAAGCCAACCTTAAACCTTCAGAGTTCGATTGGTTTGAGGAAACTGAACCTAAGAATCTACAATTCATATGTCCCAATTGGACAGTTGGAAGTTTTGTTGATTACGTTGTTGCAGAATCTAATATAGGTGAAAATGCAGAATGGAAGAATGGTATGTTTTTCTTCCAAACACTAAATGGTGGTTTTAGATTTAGTTCTATTGACACTATGTTTAGTAGAGAATTTCCAATAGAGTTTTCATACAAACCAAGAAGTGGTGATTTAGGAACCGAAGACATTGATTTAAATGCAGCTGGTGGTTTAAACTCTATGATTAAATCGTATTACAAACCACAACAGTTTGATACACTTAGAGGAACAGTCGGAGGTGCATATGCATCTTTACAAAAAACATACGACCCAGTTAAGAAACAAGAATTAGATTTTGTGTATGACTTAGACGAAACAATGAAACGTGGTAAACACCTATCAGGATTTCCTTTAATTAGAACTGGTGATTATGAAAAAACACTTACAACCGAGAACATGATTGAAAGAACTAAATCACCTTCCGTGACAGAGATTGATATTGATTTATCACCAAATAAAGAATACGAAAGTCTTGTCATTTATGATAACACTACAACACACCAATTCGATAATGAGACAACTGTTAGTTCACCTGAATCATTTTCAGGTTTAAAATATGTTGATAATGCAAAATTAGAAAGACGTGCATTACTTGAGATATTACAACAACATAAAATTATTGTCACCATACCTATGAGAACAGACTTAACTGTAGGGAATGTAATTAAACTTTTAATCCCTCAACCCGAATCGGGAACTGGTAAAGACGATGAAGTAAATGACAATAGATATCTAATTACTGATTTATCTATTATAATGAATATAACAGAAAAAGAAGGTGAAATGAATTTAGAGTGTGTCAAAGAAAGTTTTGCAAAACAGATATCAGAAGCAAAACCACTAGAAGAGATTGAACCTGCGAGAGAAATATAATGAAACATTTTTTTGGAATAGTAGAAGACCGACATGACCCTTTGAAGATTGGACGTGTTCGTGTTCGTATACATGGGATTCATACCGACAACAAATTAAAGATTGCAACACCCGACTTACCATGGGCTCAAGTTATATTACCAACAACCTCTGCTGGTCTTTCGGGAATGGGAATGCAACATGGTCTAGTAGAAGGTTCAACAGTCTTTGGA